TGATTCTGATACGTCTCTTCTAATTTTAATCTCTGGTAAAGGAGTTATTTTCATTCCTTCGTTAAGCATATATTCAAGTAGAGAGGCCATATAAGGTGTGTAATCAAACTTTGAATTTCCTTCTTTATCTAACCCTACTCTAATATGGTCTTGATTAAATTTGATAGATACTCCAGAAGTTCCTATTTGACTTTTTATTCTATTATATAAAGTAACTAAATAAGCTCTGTCTTTCGAACTAATAGCTGCATCATAGGATGTTGGAGTTGAAGGTTTATATTCATTAATAGGTTCTTTTTGAAACCATTCATCGAATAATTCATCAACTTTTTCTGCCATTATTTCAGATATAATACTTTGTTTAATCATATTAACTATATCTAATATTTCTTCTCTTTTTAATTCTTCAGGAAAAAAATCTCTTATTCGATCTAAGTTACCTGATAAAATTGCTTGTCTTAAATCAGTAGCTCTAGTTCCTCCTGGAGCTGCAAATACTAATCCTTCGACGTTGTTTCTATTTTTAAAAGTAGTTATACGTCTCAAGTCAACTACATCTTCTTCTCCTCTTATACCAGTAACTGCATAAAATTTTTCATCAGGTCTTTCCTTTGCATACGCAGATGCATTTGCCATTGGATTAGGAACTTCATGATAAATTTCAACGTTACCTAAATATTTCTTATAAATATTCCAAATATTTTTTGACATTTCATTACTAATGCCGTTTCTATCTTTAGCACCAATAAAGACTACTACTTTATTAATATTATCAACTTTATCTGATTTACCTTTAAGAGCTTGTTTACCTACTTTTTCTCTATTATCAAAATTATATACTTTACCATTATGAGTACCGGATAGTAATCTTTTTACTACCTCAAAATGTCCTCTATGTGGTGGTTTAAAACCTCCTGGGTAAAGTGCTGTAGCCATTATGTTAAAAAGTTTTGTATTTCTTTATCAATTTCAGCAACTGATGAATGTTTTAATTTTTCCAAAAATACTGGGTCGTATATAGTATCAGCGATATCATCTAATACATCCTTCGCTTTTTCAGCATCATTAGTTTTTCTACGTCTATAGGAATCAAGAGCTTTTTTCATTTGATCGTCTCCTGGTGGTAAACCATTTTTTTGATACATTTTTTGAAAATAATTTTTTAATGCTCTATCTTCTCCATAACTAGAAGTATCGTAATCTATATCTTTTGCTGCTTTGTAAAACTCTTCCTCTTCTTGTTTAGATAACTGAACAGGGTCTCTAAATGTAGAACCAACATCTAATCCTAACTCTTTATTTAATCTTTCTAAATAATCAGAAATACCTGCAGCTCCATTTCTAGCAGCTGTGTTAAATTGTTCAACATATTTTGCAAACTCTCCTCCTCTGTCGTTAACAAATATAGATAAATTACCTTTTAGTTTTTTATTGTAGTTACTAATTAACTTATAAACGTTTCTCCAAGTTGCAAATACTGCCGATGAAGGTATTCTTCTTTGTCTTTTAGCGTTAGAAATATAGGCTATAACTGGATGAGAATATACCATTACCATGTATATATCATACCCTTTACTGAGAAATTCGTCTACTTTTTTAGGGTTAGAAGCAGTAGTATCAAAAACGAAACTAATTTTTTCGTCTGCCAGTGCTTCTGCTTCTTTGTTGGCTAGAGCTGTTCCTGGGGTTAACTTGTTGTATGCGGGGCTGTTGGGATCCTCTATAAATTTGTCTGGATTGACTAGGCGTAATGTTCCCAGGTCTAACTGGTTGATTAGGTATGACTTCCCTGTTCCAGCTCCTCCTGCCATTATTATAAGTTTCGGTCGGTTGCGTTGCTCTAGGATTAATTTGGATATTTTCATCTTTGTTTATTCTTGGTTGGTTTACTCGTCCTCTAGGTCCATTGACTCTAACCCTTGCTTTTGGTTTAACCACCGGTCTGCTAGGTGCGCTAAAATTATTAAAGCGATTATTCCAACCCCAGTAATAAGGGTAGTTCCAACTGCCGTAGTTAAACCTCCAGTTATAGTTGTAATTCCAGCTGTTCCAGTACCAAGCGTCGTTGAAGTTAAATCTGATATAGTTGTCATATCTATCGTTAACGAACTTGCTGTATGGGACTGAGATAGTATCTCCTGCTTCGGTAATAGCGAGAATGCTTTCAACATTGTAACCTTTATTTGTTTGAAGGGTATAACTACCACAACTATATAAAGATAATAAAATAATTGCATATATCCAACTTTTTTTCATAGTTTAAGAGTCGTCGGGTAACTATTATAAATAGGTTCAGTTGTAGGATGATCTAATTTATAAAAATTATATATCTGTTTGAATAGATCAAAATTTTTATCTATACTGTCTATTATTTTAATTTGCCAACCTTTACCTTGATAAACTCCTTTTTTATTTGATATAGTTTTGGTATGTGATTTTAACCATACTATTCCAGTTCTATCTACTTTAATACCTTTTGTTTCTTCTATTGCTTTAGCATATGCTGCTAACTGTAAGTGGTATACTTTATGCATATGTTTAGAAGTCTTAATATCTAGCAACCACGTTTCGTTATCCATCTTTACTAACAAATCTGCAGTACCAGCGTATTCAAATTTATCAGAAAAGACAAACTCTTCAGTAGATATAAGTTCTGGTTTATGGGTAGTCCAAAATTCATAAAATCTTAATATCATTTCCCAAACTAACTGAGAATATTTTGCTTTACCATAATCATCCATCCATGATACTTCTTCTCCTTTTACTAAAGCTTCAGCAGCTTCATGAACTTGAGTACCTTGTTTAGCAGCTTTAGACGCAATGAGGTCGGCATTATGGCCTACATCTTTCAACCAATTTTCAAAAAATTGATTCCTCGGCATATACTGGAGTATGGTGGTTACGGACGGATAAAATACTCCTTCCGACCTCTTATATACGCGTCTATCTAAAAAATTAATTTGTTTAAGTTGTGGATTAAAATCCAATCTCTGATTTGAGTGTTCTTTTAAAATGTTAGTACCTTGTCTAATCATAAATCTAATTTTCGGAGCATGATGTTAGAAATATCTAACTCAACCGACTCTTGTATTAATTCGGTAAAAGATTTAAATCCCATTTCAGATGGGTCTTTATCTGGTAAGTCTACTAAAAATACTCTTTTACCTTGGTTTAAAAGTTTTTCTGATATTGTTAGTGCTTTATCTCTTGCATCAGTATCAAGAGCCACATATATGTCTGTTACTTTAGAAGTAATTAATTTTTTGTATAATGAATCAGTTATACTTTTTCCTAATAACGGTATTGCATTTCTACGTATAGCTATTGCATCAAACACACCTTCACATAGAATAATGGGTGTATTCCAATTAATTAAGTTTTCAAAAAAGATTACGTCTTTTGATACTTCAGGGTTTTTGTACTTAAAATAGTTGCCATCATAGCTTCTCGCAACAAAATAATTGAGTGAATTGGATTCAGAATAACTTGGGATAATAACTCGTCCTCCATATTCTCCAGACGTACAGTATCCAATCCCATATTTAATAAAATCATTATCGGTAAATCCTCTTTCATATAAGTACTTTTTTACTAAGTTAGCTACTACTGATGTTGTAGAAGCATTGTATAGAAGTTGAAACTCCTTTGGTAGTTCTATTATAGATAGCTGTTTATATTCTACAGTACCTCCTCTTGGAACATATTTTAATATTTCAGATGCTTGATCTTTAGGAGTCTTTAGTTGATATAATAATGAACGAATCGTTCTACCTTTAGTTTGACATACCCAACACTCCCAAGGATTTTTTCCTTCCTCGTTAGTATGCATATTAATTTCTAACTTTGGTTTACGGTGATTGCAAAAAGGACAATGAAAAGCGTAGTTGTCTCTAGCTCTCTTGTGACTCTTGCCCAATATGTTTTCTATTGATCCTAAAAGAAAAGTATAGTCCATAACCAGTCCGTATCTATATCAAGATAAGAACTTATATTTAATTCAACAACTTATTCTACAATAAGTTCTTTTATTGCAGCAGTAACGGTAGTTTCAAGTAACTCTCTATTTTCTATATCTAAATAATCTTCTAATTTATCAGATATATTTTTAGTAAGTTTTTCTACATCATTTGCAGTTAAAGCAAGTTCAATATTTTCAACTACTGTTTTGTTTTCTAATATGACTTTAGATAGTTTCATAGATCAAAATTAAATTTGAAGTTAGGAAAGTATTCATTTTCATTTGGTTCGTAATCATAATAATTAGCCCCTCCTGTAATTTCATATCCTTTAGCTATGAGTGTATTTTTCATATTCCTATACTCACTGTCAGGTAAATCTTCTCTTTGCATTATTTCAACTCTTCCATATCCTTTGTTTCTTAAAGGATCATCAGCTGATCTTCCTCCTGCATAAGCTCCCATACTTACATGAATATCATCCCTATTGTAAGTATCTCTTAACTCGTTTTCAAGTTTATCAGCTAACTTACGATAGTGGCTTTGGTTTTCTAATATGATATCACTCAATTTCATCTTCCTTGACCTCTATAGGCCTTTTTATAGTTACGAGAAGTTTTTAACTTCGATGTTTTAGATTTAGCATGTACTCCAGGTCTTTTCCTTTTTGGTCTTATCAACGCACCTCCTAAAGCTATTCCTCTTGCCATATCTTAACAACTAAATCACCAGTTCCTTTTATTAAACGGTGATAGGTTTCTTTAGGTATAAATAGTTTGTCTTTTGATAATCGCTGTGGTAGTTGATTATCTAACTGAAATTGCCAATCAGTTTCATGAGTAGTTTCAACATATCGATCTTTTTTATCTCTATGCCATACAAATTCAAATGCAGAAGTTTGTTGAGAAAATTCTCTTATTATATAGCCGTCTTTATAAAATTCTTTATACGGCCTACCAGTAACCTGAGAAGTTTGATGATCCACCTAATGATTTCCAATAACGGCCAATATTACATGACCAATAACCTGCTTTTGTTTTATCTTTCTTTTGAGCACATTTATGTCTTGCAGCAAAGGAAGCTCTAGCACCTCTTTGTTTTAGTTTAACTGATAATCCGGTATCACCAAATGATACTTTTTTAATATTACCAGTTTTAGGATTTTTAACGTAAACGTAAAACTTTTTTGATCCACCTCTTTTAGGTTTATTAAGTTGTACTTTTTTACCTCTATATTCAGCTTCAGGTATATAATCTACAGAAGCTTTTAACATATCAAAACCGTTATAGTCAAATGTTTCGTTTTGTATTTCAACTGCTTTTCTAAATTTACCCATATCAATAGTTCCGCCCATTGATTCTACTAATTCTTTTACTAGTTCGTAATCTATCATTTCTTCAATAGAAGCAGCCTCGTCTATAGTATTTTCATCCTCAATCATTTCATCAATCAAACAACCAATTTCAAATAAAGGATTTTTATCTGGTGATATCATAGGTAAGTCTAAAGGTACTCTCATACCATTATAATCTCCATACTCTCCTATGTCGGTAGTTTCTAATAGTTGTTGATCTTCTTCGTTTAACGTAATATAACCGTCTCTCCAAGCGTCTCTTGCTTCGCTAAACAACTCTATAAAGCTTTCGCTAGAATAACGGTAGACGTTTTCAGACAACGTTAGATCGTTATCTATGTGATATTGTAGTGAGGGTAAACCGACAAGTTGTTTAATCTTTATCATGGTGTAAAATCTTTACTATAAAACTTTCCTAGAATATTATCATTAATATATTGATGATCATATCTTTCTAGAACGTCATTTATAAATAGGTGTTTACACTCATAATAAGTTAACATCTTTTTATTAGGTACAAAGTCTAAAATTTTACGTTCGAAATCTGATCGAAGATCTATAGACTCTTTTACAAGTTTTATTATTTTAGGATGAGAACCGTAATAATCTTTCCAATCTGATTCAGTTATTATCTTTTGTTTTAAAGGAACTCTTCCTCCTATACCTTTTGCCTTTCTTTCTTCTCTCAAAGCAGCAAGGGCTTTTTTTCCTAATCTTTTGTTTCGCTCGAAATATAGTACTTTTTTTCCTATATACTTCAAGCCGGACGGCTTATGTGTAGTTTCGTAAATGAAACCATAAGTGCCTTGCGGCATGTCTGAAATATTTGTAATAAGCCTACCCTGAAAAGACCAGGTAGGTAATGTGGGCATTGTCATATATTTAGATTATGTCGCTATAATCTCGATTTGAGATCATCTATTTGTGACTGTTGCTCTTTAAGAGCTTGTATCAATAACGCGACAATTTTCTCATAACGTACGGCTTTATAACCGCTTCCTCTTGTAACTACTACTTCTGGCAGCACTTTTTCGATTTCTTGAGCGATAACACCAACATCATGACCGCTATGCTCAGAATCACTATTCCAATCAAATTCATATCCTCCTATTTGGTTTAACTTATCTAATGCACTTTCTATAGGGGTTACATTATCTTTCAACCTTTCGTCAGAAGAAAAGAATGCTGTGATATCTCCTGATGCATTGATTGCAGATGCTGAAACTGGTCCTGTAAATGATCCTGAAACTGCCGTAATGTTACCCGATACACTAACTCCTAATGTATTGATAGCTGAAGATGAAACTGGACCTGTAAATGATCCTGATACTGCTGTTACATCTCCTGATACGTTAACACCTAGTGTATTAATAGCTGAAGCTGAAACCGGTCCAGTAAATGAACCTGAAATTGCATTTACACTACCTACAAAGTTAATAGCTCCAGAACCGCTTATAGTTTTTGCATTAAGGTCTAAATTACCACCTAACTGTGGTGTGGTATCCACAACAACACTTGCTATACCTCCTCCTCCAGAGCCTGTTCCAATAGTAACAGTAAACGTAGAACTATCTCCTTTTGTAAAGGTAACTACGTTTAAAGCAGCAGATGCAGTAGTTAATAAATCTGCACTAGAAGACATTAGTGTTGGTTTACCAGTTATTCCTGTAAATGGAACTACTGAAGAACTTAATGCATAAGATGAAGTAACTATACCTGTAATACCACTTCCTTCTCCTTCTAATGAACCGCTAAATGATCCAGATAGGTTAGTTACACTACCAGAACCATCTAAAAAGAATGAACCTGTTATTTTTAAACTACCAGATCTTTCATGAACGTCATTTGAACTATCACCAAAAATGGTAGAACCTGAATTATATATTTGAATTGTAGTATTACGTTCAGTAACAAATTCTTCAGCAGTTAAAGTACCTCCTACGGTTAGGTTACCAGTTATTTTACCACTACCTGTTACTTCAAGTAAACCTGCTTCATTTTCTGTATCTAATAATATAGAACCAGTTACTTTTAAACTTTTTTCAACAAAAGTTAAATTTTGACTACC